AAACCACAGGCGAAGATCCAAGCGAGCAAGATCATAGGCCAAATGACAGAAGTGAGTTTATTCACGCATAGATCTGAAACGAAGGTTATTCATTCAAGTGAGGACATCAAAGCAAAGATACTTCAGGAAATTAAAGGGTTGATGGCGGGAGATATCGAAGACGTTATTGAGAAGGACGCGACGTCTTTATTGGCTGAGCTTACAAGCGCGCCCGAAAATTCCAGCGGTGAAGAACCCACCGGCCTCCCACCACCCGAAGATTTTTTGGACGCCCCCTACTCAGAATTGCATACTATTCCAGACGAACGATCCCTTCATGTGTCAGATTTTGACACGTGCGACCCACCCCCTGTTAAAGAGAACACCCCCCGGTAGGTCTTTATGGCTAGATTGCAAAAAAAATATACAAAAAAAATATTAGTTAACCGGGAAATGGTTGCGAGGAAGAGCGACTATACGGAAGAGGAAGCGAAAGGATTAGAGATGACGCCAGTGCAAAAGGAAGTGTTTTTATATGTAGATGAGTATTGGAAGCGGTTTGGATGGGGGCCGTCGTATAGGGAGATTGCTGCGTATAGGAAGAAGAGTAGTTTGGGGAATATTCACCAGACGATTAGGAGGTTGGTGAGGTTAGGGGTTTTAAAGCAGGTGAAGGGTATGGAGAGGAGTGTTAGGCCGGTGTATATTAACTTTAGGAACCTAGAGTAATAATTTATGAAGCTAGATGATATGTTAGCGTCGTTGGACAAGGAGGATGCGGAAGCGCTTCTGGGTCAGGTGACGGAATATAAGGAGGCGGTTGAGCGGGAGAAGGCTCAGGATAGTTTCTTGTTTTACGTAAAGAAGATGTGGCCGGGGTTTATCCATGGGAGGCACCATGCGGTGATGGCGAAGTGTTTTGAGCGGGTGGCCAGTGGAGAATTGAAGAGGCTGATTATTAATTTGGGTCCTAGACATACAAAGTCTGAGTTTGCGAGTAATTTATTTCCGAGTTGGTTCTTGGGGAAGTTTCCTAATAAGAAGGTAATTCAGTGTAGTAATACGGCGGACTTAGCTGTTGGCTTTGGTAGGAAGGTAAGGAATTTAGTGGATTCGGATCCTTATCAGTCTGTGTTTCCTGGGATAGGATTGCAGAGTGATAGCAAGGCTGCGGGTCGGTGGGCGACGAATAAGGGCGGGGATTATTTTGCGATTGGTGTTGGGGGTACGGTAACGGGTAAGGGCGCGGATCTTTTGATTATTGACGATCCTCATTCTGAGCAGGAGGCGAAGTTAGCGAGCAATGATCCGGAAGTTTTTGACAATGTGTATGAGTGGTATACGTCTGGACCGCGTCAACGTTTACAGCCGGGTGGTGCGATTGTATTGGTGATGACGAGGTGGTCGGACAGGGATTTGACGGGAAAGATATTAAAGAGCTCGAGTGGCGAGGAGTGGGAGGTGATAGAGTTGCCGGCTATTATGCCGAGCGGGAATCCTTTATGGCCTGAATTCTGGCCGCTGAATGAGCTGTTGGCGGTTAAAGAAGAGATTGGAATATATAAGTGGAATGCCCAGTATCAACAGACGCCGACCGGGGAAGAGGGGGCGATTGTAAAGAGGGAATGGTGGAAGAGATGGAAGGGGTCTAGTGCGCCGGCTTGTGAGTTTATATTGCAGAGTTGGGATACGGCTTTTACGAAGAGTGCGAGAGCTGACTATTCTGCGTGTACGACTTGGGGGATATTCCATTTGAATGAAGACCCCAAGGATGTGAATATTATTTTGCTGGATGCGTTTAGGGATAAGTTTGAGTTTCCTGAATTGAAACAAATGGCCATGGCGACGTATAAGGAGTGGGAGCCTGATACATGTATTGTTGAGGCCAAAGCGGCTGGTGCTCCATTGATATTTGAGATGAGACGTATGGGTATTCCTATATACGAATATACGCCGGTCAGGGGAAATGACAAGTTTGTTCGGTTAAACTCTACGTCTGATTTGTTTAAATCTGGAAAAGTTTGGGCGCCTGAGATGCCTTGGGCGGATGATGTAATTGAGGAGATTGCTAGGTTTCCTAATGCCGAGCATGATGACTATGTGGACAGCACTACCCAAGCACTGATAAGATTCAGGCAGGGTGGATTTCTCAGGCTTGAATCCGACGAAGAGGATGAGCCTACTTATTTTAAACGCAAGCGTGCGTATTACTAGGAGCCAACATGGCAACAAACTTTGACAAAGCTTTATATACAGATGTACCTCCATTAGATGTCAGTCCTGACAATGATATTGAGATTGAGGTAGAAGATCCAGAGAGTATGCATATTGGTATAGGTGGGATTGAAATTGATTTGGAGCCTAGTAAGGGGATTNATTACAACGATGATTTCTATGCGAATTTAGCTGAGGACATCAATGAGGGCGAACTTGGCATGATTGCNGGTGAGCTTATGCAATTAGTAGACCAGGATATATACAGCCGCAAGGAATGGGCTGATACATATGTCAAGGGTCTAGAAGTTTTGGGTATGAAGTATGAAGAGAGAACTGAACCATGGAATGGTGCGTGTGGTGTTTTCTCTACAGTATTAACTGAAGCTGCGATTAGGTTTCAGAGTGAAACGATATCAGAGTGTTTCCCTGCTGCTGGTCCAGTTAAGACCCAGATTATAGGGGCGATAGACCAGTTAAAACAAGAGATGGCTGCTAGGGTTCAGGAAGATATGAACTATGAGCTGACCGATGTAATGTCTGAATACAGACCAGAGCATGAGAGATTGTTATTGAATCTTGGCTTAATTGGATCGGCGTTTAAGAAGCTTTATCCTGACCCAGCATTGGGTAGAGCGATGGCGATGTATGTCGGCGCTGAAGATTTGATCATGCCTTATGGCTCAAGTGGTGTAATGCATTGCGAGCGGGTCACTCATTTAATGAGAAAGACCAAGAACGACATTAGAAAACTTCAGGTTGAAGGGTTTTATAGGGACATAGAGCTGGGTGAACCGGTACAAATACCCACGGATATCGAGAAAAAGAAGGCTGATGAGGTTGGATACTCTATTACGGATGACGATAGATACCAAATCTGCGAGGTCCACGTAGATTACAACTTACCTGGCTATGAAGATGAGGACGAAATTGCTCTTCCATACGTGATTACGATTGATAGAGGCACCAATAAGGTACTGGCTATTCGTAGAAACTGGAAAGAAGAGGATAAAAAGCGCTTAAAACGCCAGCATTTTGTGCAATATACGTACATTCCTGGGTTTGGTGCGTACGGTTTTGGTCTAATTCACCTAATTGGTGGATATGCCAGGGCTGGAACCATGATTATTCGCCAGTTAGTGGACGCTGGCTCGCTGGCTAACCTACCAGGTGGACTGAAATCCCGTGGTTTGAGGGTCAAAGGGGACGATACTCCTATTGCTCCTGGAGAATTTAGGGATGTAGACGTACCCAGCGGGTCGATTAAAGATAACATCATGACGCTTCCCTACAAGGAACCCAGTCAGGTGTTGGCCGGTCTTCTGTCAACTATTACAGATGAGGCTAGAAAGCTTGGATCGGTTAGTGACATGAACATTTCGGACATGTCGGGGAATGCTCCTGTAGGAACGACCTTGGCTTTGTTGGAAAGACAGTTAAAGACCATGTCTGCTGTCCAAGCTCGCGTTCATTACTCAATGAAACAAGAGTTTAAGTTACTCAAGGACATTATCAGGGACTTTGCACCCAAGAGATACTCTTATACCCCTGGAACTTCTGATAAGAAAGCCAAGCAAGAGGACTATGATGCGGTGGACATCATTCCCGTATCCGATCCTAACTCAAGCACCATGGCTCAGAGGATCATGCAGTACCAAGCTGCTATGCAGTTGGCCCAACAAGCGCCCCAAATTTATAACTTACCTAATCTACATAGACAGATGTTGGAAGTATTGGGTATTAAGAATGCGGATAAGCTTGTGCCTACGGACGATGATCAGAAACCACGCGATCCAGTATCTGAGAACATGTCATTCTTGACAGGTAAGCCCACAAAAGCATTTATCTACCAGGATCATGACGCACATATTGCGGTTCACTCTTCAATGATGAAAGACCCATTGCTCATGGCTCAAATTGGTCAAAGTCCTATGGCTCAACAAATGCAAGGCGCCATCATGGCTCACATTGCAGAGCATTTGGCATTCCAATATAGAGCAAAAATTGAAACGCAATTGGGTGCTACATTGCCTAAGCCAGATGCAGAATTGCCAAAAGACATGGAAGTCCAGTTGGCCAAGTTGGTTGCTCAGGCAAGCCAGCAAGTTCTTCAAATGTCTCAAGGACAAGCTGCACAACAGCAAGCNCAGCAGCAAGCACAAGACCCGCTTATCCAAATGCAGCAAGNTCAATTGCAGATTGCCCAGCAAGAAGCACAAACCAAAGCGCAAAAAGTGCAAGGTGATTTGCAAATCAAGCAAGCTGAGTTGCAACTTAAAACACAAGCTGCACAGGCGCAAAATCCTCAAGCGGTGGCTGCTGCTAAGCTGCAAGAGATTCAACAAAAAGCCCAGATGCACCAGCAAGACATGGTGATGGCTGAACAATTGCATGCACAAAAAATTCGTCAACAAGAACAAGAGGCTCGCGTAAAAGCTGCTTTAGCCATGTCTAAGTTGGGAGATAAAAAATGATAGAACAAGTATTAGAACTTCTCAGTAGGAAGATTGTAGATCGTCGCAATCAGCTTACTGAATCAGTAGCGAACGGCAGTGTAAGCGATTACGCTGCGTACCGTGAACTTGTGGGGGTGATCCGTGGTCTAGCCACCTGCGAGCAAGAGATAGAAGACCTCGTGCGAAGATATAAGGAAGATGACGATGAGTGAATTATTGATTAGTCAAGACGGGGAAACTGCGACAACGTTACCCCAATCAGCAGAAGAGAAGGCGAGACAAATTCCTGTTCCCAAAACATTTCATTTGCTAACGGTACTACCGGACATCGATGAAGAGTATGAGAGCGGATTGGTTAAAGCTGGAACCACAATGCATTATGAAGAAGTACTGTCGCCAGTATTATTTGTAATTGAGTTGGGCCCTGATGCTTATAAAGATAAGAGCAGATTCCCAAGTGGAGCTTCTTGCCAAAAAGGTGACTTTGTTATTGTTCGTCCTAATACGGGAACACGTATAAAGATACACGGTAAAGAGTTTAGGATCATTAAAGATGATCAAGTTGAAGCAGTTGTGCAAGACCCGCGCGGAATTTCCCGTGCTGCTTAAGGAGTAATCATGGCTGAATTAGATACTAAACAATACAAGTTCCCAGACGAAGAAGGCAACGACGTTGCTTTTGAATTGGAAGATGATGCAGTTGTAGAAGTGGTAGACGATACTCCGCCCGAGGATCGAAACCGCAAGCCTATGGCTGAAGCACCAAAAGATTTTTCGGACGAAGAGTTGGAAAGTTACAACGAAAGCGTCAAAAAAAGAATTCAACACTTTACCAAGGGTTATCACGAAGAACG